ACCCTTGATTTAATGCCAATTTCAGTAACTTCGCAGGCTCTAGTGTTTTGGATCGTTCCAATCTCATATTTTAAAATTGGATAAAACGATTCTTCAATGTCTGAAAAAGGTAAATAGTCGGGCCTGTCAATTGCTCCTCCATCAACAATTCCAATCTTGCGTTGATTTCTGCTCCACCCTTCAAGGCATTTCAAGGTAATTCGGTAACCAGTTGACGTGTGGTTATTGTTGTCAGGGTCAAACCTCTCATTGGGACGATCAACAACTTGCCAAGTAGAGCGACCAATCATCCACGTTGACCCTTGGCTAAGCATTTGGTCATACCGGACCACTTCGCTGTCAACGGCTGTTCTAATGTCACTCAAATCAGCCGGGGGGAAGTCATGGCCACCAATAACAGGGAACGGTTCAGGGTCTTGCCTGTTTTTTCCAAGTAAAATGACAATTTTATCGTCAGGGTTTACTTCAACCTCTGTCGTCAAGTTACTCCACTTCTCAAATCCGTTTTTGCTGTCATCAACGGTATGAGCAATCGTATTTACACCGCCTGCGACCGGATAATGCTCAATCACTCCTACGCGGCTGCAATAATTGACGCCAGTGCCAGGCATTCCAGCTTGTGTTGTGCCATCGCTTATCCCTCCCCCAAAAGGATGCTCTTGCGCTAGATAACCATCTACATACTTTCTTTGCTGAGTTGCCGCTTCATCTCTTGTCTTATCGTCGCCACTATCGAGAAGTGAAATAACACGCCAATCAGGCCGTCTAGGAGTGCCATTTGGAATTCCTGAGTAGACACCAAATCTGGTTTGTGACGTAGGGGTGAACGCTCCACAAAACGCAGGCTGATTTGCACCGTTGCGCGTTGGTGCGTAAAAAGCTTGGTCAGCTCCGCTGATTCCGGGGTTGTCGTTATTACCATCAATTGCTAAATCGCCATAACGCAAGTTGAATGCACGCAAGCGGCTGCCTGAGCCTTGCACCTCAAACCCACCATTAAAGTAAAAATCAAAATATGCCTCATAGATTCCATCTAAAGCGTTGTTGCCTAGAAAGATGCCAGGCAACTCAGGACGTGCCATATTGCCCTGCCCTACAACCGTGACAATCTCGGCAACTTGGTAGCCGCCCCAGCTCTTCATGCGGGACCAAACAAGCTGAGGCGAAACCAACAGTCCGCCCGTTCCATCAGATTCGTCCCGCCTTGTAAAAACAACAGGCACGACATTTCCATATTCAGCCAAACTCTGCGCTGAGTCGAACCCAAACGTAGGCGTAAAAATTGAACGCCCAGTGACGCCGCCAAGCTGTCTGCGGCGAATTTCAGCAGGTTGATCAGGAGCCTTTGGTTTTGGCGCTAATAAGATTGAGGCAGCAGTTGAAATTACTCCAACAACTAAACTAACTAAAATCGATGTAACAACCGGCTCGTTTCTAATGTCAGGGATATGTGCATACTCTTCTGGCCTTTCTTTGACGCGCCGTCTAACCTCATCCGCAAACTGTTGATATTCTTGCTCGCTGCAACCAAGTGCCTGAATTAAGTTTTTTTCATACGGAAGCAATGGCTGGACAGCTTGGTGCTGAATGGGCACCATGCGACCGCGTTCAAATGGCGGTTGACGTACAGACATCCTTGGCTCCAAACAACTGCAAAAACAGGATCACCCTGTTTTAACAGCAACACATCGCCATCATACTGAGGCTCTTTTACCCTTACACCCCATGCCAAAAGATCGCGGCCATACTGCCTAACGCTTTGCCCGTACCAAGACGCCTTAAACTTTGGCGTTTTAATGTCCATCCGCTCCAAGACGACATAGACAAGATGTATGCAGTCGATTGCGCCATCTGGGTCAGAGCCGTCTGCCCCTAAACGGTATGGGCGGCCAATCAGGTCAATCACGTAACGCGAACACGGCTAGTCAACGGCAAGTGCCCAACCAACTGCCGCGTCAAACGCTTACGCGGTATGTCCGAGCCAACAGCATCTAAAACAGAGGCAAGCTCAATCTTCAAGACCGTAGAACTCCACTGGGCCGATACAATTTGCCCAATGTATCGATTGATCAGTGTGTAATCCTCTTTATCGTCTGGATTGATCAGAACAGTGCGGATATGAGCGAGATACTGGCCATCTACAACGGTTGTGGCAAAGGGACGGCTTAGCTCGTTATTAGGGAAAGCAAGTGACGCTGGCGTGTTGTCGCCCGTCTTGGTCACAGTCGCACCAGAAAAGGCAAACGGCAAAAACCCAAACTCATTCCGTTTGTCTGTATCTACGTTGAAAAATGGCGCGTCTTCACCAACCCAATAGTTTTGGTAGCTGAATTCAGCCGTGCCATCAGGCGGGCGTAAGGTCAAATAATGACCGAAAGCAATTGTTCTGTTATTGGTCCCAAGGCCCAACGTCCTGATTGCACCACCCATCCCTGAGTGATTGGTGCAGTAGTAGTAAAGCAACGGCGCACCAATCGCCACTGTGATTTGGGTGTAAGCGCCAGAAGAGCCAGGTGTTCCGGCTGTCGTTACACCTGTCGTGTACTCAACGCCGTCACCATGCGTGCCATTTGGTGTTGTGCTGAAGCGAAACGGATGCCCGGTATTGCTGTTGTCCTCTTGCGTAAAGCGGTAAGTTTTACCCTCTTCAAGCTCAAGGGTTTCAGCGTTGATTGAGCTGCCGTCAAATCGATACTTGTTGCCGTTGTCAGCAACAACGGTGACTGCATAAGTCCTTGCAATATCGGTCATTGCAGCCCAACCCTCTTGCGTTGCGTTGTGTTCTGCCTAAGCGTAGTCAAAGCTCGTTGTTCGCCTTGCTTAGCGCCTTGCGTTGCGGCTTCACGCATCCCAGCTTGGAATTGATCGGCGGTTACATAGTCAACAGAGTTGATGCGCTCCACGGTGTAGCGGACATCAATTGGTGCGGCAACAGCAGTCCCGCCGCCTTCGCTTGACGCTCCACCGCCGCCCACTGCTGGGATAACAGAAGAACCGCGAGCACCGCGTGAATACCTGTCCATGCTTTCACGCATTTTGGACTGAGGAATGATGTATTCCGGCTCGCCACCTTCGCCAACTACGGCATTAGTTGGGCCGGTGACATAACCACCTTCTGCCAGCCTGAACGGCGCAGGCGCGATGCCAAAGCTAGTGTTAACTCCTGTTGTATTTGTGCCAAACTGACTGAAATCAGGGCCCCTACTGCCACCAAACGCAAACGCCTTAGCAATGCCAATTGCAATGTACTGAGCAATCATTTGAGCAGCAGCTTGAATCAGCATGTCGCCAATGCTTCTTAAGAAATCAGCAAACGCTTGCTCTGCTGTTTTTGTGCCTTCAGCAACTGCAGATATTGCAGTGAACAAACCGCTTACAACTGTATCTGTAATCGGCTGCACTGCTTCAAGCGCTTGGTTAAACCTAAGCTGAGCTTGCTCGGCTGCAAATATCTGGGGCAGCATTTCTTCGTAGGCAGCCTTTTGACGGTTAAGCTGATTTATTTTTATTTCTGCTACCTTACTTACAGTTTCGTTTTTATCTGTTTCTAAAACTCTCTGTACTTCTAACTGATCGTTAATAGCAGCTAACTCGTTTTCATAGCGTTGAGCTTGCGCTAACGCTTGTGCGTTGCGCTCATCTAAGTCTTGATCGCCTGAAGGCACTGTAATGCGTGCTAACTCTTGTGATAAGCCCCGTTGCAGGCTGTCTACGCTTTGCCTTGCCTGTATGGCTTGAATTTTTTGCGTTATTTCTAAAGCCTGCTTTTGCAGTGAAAGCTGATCTCGCTCAATAGTCCGTTGCAGATCAAGCGTTTCTAGTTTTTCTGCCTCTACTCTGGCATCTTCTGTAGAAATAATAATTTGATTACGCTTAAGTGACGTAATTTTGTCAAAATTTTCTAGTTGAATTTTAATTTGATTTAATTCTGTTTTCCCTAATGTCTCTAATTTTATTTCTAACTCAAACTGTTTGAGCTTTTCAGCACTTATTGCTTTTGCAACGGCAGCCTCTTTGTCGAAGCCAGAGCCCCCGCCCCTCCTTAAGCCAGACGCAATAGCTTTATTTCTTTTGTTTTCTAATGCGGCTAGATCTTTAGTTCTATTATTTGCCAACGCCTGTAATTTTACCTGCCTAATTGCTATACCCAGCCCTTCATCAGCTTTTTCATTAAGCAAATCTTGTATCTTTAATTGGTACGAAAGCTCTATATTTTGTTTTTCTAATGCAAAAACTTTTGAATTTGCGATGTCTCCGCCCAATTCCGCTACTTTTTTTTCGTTCTGGCTAATGTCTAAGTTAATTTCTGCCGCTGATAATTTTTTCTCTTGCAGCTTTATGTCGTCTTGGGTAAGCCCGTTGATACCTTTTACAGCGGCTTCTACATCAAACAAAATTTTTCTATACTCTTCTAAGACTTTTAGCTCTGCTTCTGTAGGAGCTTGAGGGATTAGAGCAGCTATTCCATAGCCCTGCAAACCTGACTTAGGACTTCTGCGTTCTGCTTCTAAATTTTTCAAAGCAGCGTCTAAACCAGCACTTTGCCCTTTAGCTTGCCTTGCAGCATCTATAGTCACCGCACGGCCAATGCCATCTATTGTCGCCTTTAGTATGCCTAAATTGTTTATTAAATCTGCCATGCCTGCTTGCGCTTGGGTAAAGAATTTGCCCAACTCATTAGTTAATTTTTGACTGTCTTCACCAAACTCTTGCAAAGCTTCTACACCGTTTTGCCCAACCAACTCAGACAACTTTTGCGTGGCAATGGCGAGAGCTTCAGCTGAAGCCCCACTTTCATCAAGTTTTTTTATGTACCGCTCAGTAGCCGTTCCTGCGACTCCCAGCGACTCAACAACCGCATCTACATCGCCGGTAAGTGGATTTAGTGCTCGCCCAAGTTTTGCGGCTGAACTGGCAAACGCATCTAGCTGAGCACCGATAGCACTGCCAAGAATCTGACCGCCAAAGCCGCCTTTGCTGCCCAACAAGCCGCCAATTACTGAGCCCGGTCCACCGCCAAACAACAGCGGAAAGCCAACACCAAGTGCAGCGCTTTGGAGACCGCCAAAACCACCGCCTCTACCGCCTCTACCGCCTCTACCACCTCTGCGCGGTCTTCGAGGCCCTATTGGCTGGCCATACTGCGAAGCCATATCAAAACGGCCCGCTCCTCCCCCTACTACTTGTGACCGTCCAAGTTGATTTGTCCTTTGGCGACCACCAATCCCTAAATCTAGTTGACGCTTTTCTTCTTGCGTTTGCTTTTCTAAGAACCTAACGCCTCTAGCCCTTTGGCCATTTAAACGAGTTTCAATTTCAAGATTTCGCTGATTTAATCTAACGGTGTCGTCTAAAAGCTTTAAACCTCTTTGCTGGAAAGCGGGCAATGCTTTTTGACCACCACCAAACGGGCGTCCAGAGACAGGAGCCCCTGGAGCCCCTGCTCCCATATAAGCCTGCATGGCGCGTTCTTGAGCCATACGCTGATTGAACTTTCTAAATTCAGCAGCGCCAGAAGCGTTAGGCCCTATAGGCGATCCATACTGCCCTAACCCCTTTAATCGTTCGTTTTGGAGTTGCTTTTCTAAGCGCAACTCTCTTATCTTTTCAGCAGTTTTTTGCCTTGCAATTTTATTAGCCTCTTGCCCAAACGTTTGCTCTGCTCTTGCGCGTTTTTGTACTATCTCAAAAAGCCTTTGTTCTGACGCTTCAAGTCGTTTGTTCTCAGCTAAAGTTTTTTTCTTAAATTCGGCAAATTGTTTTTCAGCTGTAAGTTTATTGCGTAAGTAATTTGCAGAAGATGCCCCTGCACTAAGCTGTTCTATCTTTTTTTGAAGTTTTTCAGTCTCTTTTAACTTATCATTTAACTGTTTTAGCGCAGCGGTGCCGCCAATTTTTAAAAGAATATCTACGTTGTAGTTAGCCACAGCGAAACACGTAGAGCCTTGCGCTCCAGTCTACCGCCTGCCCATCGTTCGCGCCCCTCTGCCTGTTTTGGCGTTTTGGATCGCCTTTTCTTGCTGCTCGTTATGCAACTCAAAATAAGCAGCCCAACCGACTAGCTCTTCCTGCGTCAAGTCACGCGAAAGCTGAGCAACCGTCATGCCCAGCTCCTTTGCCAAGAAGAAAATAAAATACCAGTCGTTACTCGCTTTTAAGGTCTGCCTTCGCTTCCTCCACCTTATGCTCCGTTCCAGAGTTCAGCATGGCAAGCTGAATTTCCTGAAGGACAGAGGCAGCTACAGCGTTCCTAAGCGCAGCTTTTTCACCATCCTGGAACATCCGTTTGCCGTCTTCATCCAAAGCTTTTTCGACCATCAAGCCAAGAGCAAAATCGTTGCCCTCGCCAGCATCGACCTTTTTCTGGATCGACTCGCGCTCATCAATAGTGAGTGGGTGCCAAAACACCTCAAGCACTACCTCATCGCCTTCTTTTACCTCGTACTTGTAAAGCTGGCTAACGCCAAATTTATTCCGAAGCAGTTCGGTGGCCCGCATAAATCAATGCCGTTTCGATCAATATACTACACGACTGCCGTAAATTGACAAGAAATAATGCCCAAAAAGTGCGCTCTGTCCTCTAGCTCAATAGGGCTTGGGCCAGTAACGTCCATAACTCTTGGAGAAACGCTAAACGTGTCTGTATAGCCAGTGCCGTTTACTGAGGTCAAACCGTCAATAACAGATTCGCTAATCGCAGACAGTACCGACGTTCCACCTGATTTTGGGACGTAGACGTTGCACTGAATCACGCCGCTGTAATAATCAGATGCTGCGCCTTGGTTCTGCAGCGTTGAGCGGTTGAAATTGACGCTCATAACAACGTATTTTTTACCCTTGCCAGGAGTCGTAAAACGAACGTTGTCATACACCATCAGCACTGTGTCATCAGCGTTTGTAACAGCGTCAGTGACTGCTTTTTCAAAAGCAGCGCGAGCATTTACAAGAGTCATGGTTTAACCACCAAGTTGTTCATAGCCGACAGGTGCGACCATGCGCTGACCAGTTTGAGCAAAAATCCTGCCTGCTCGCTTTTCTTGGAACGCGCTATTTACCAAATCTCGCATGTCACCTTGGACAAACTGTGGAATGCCTGATTTAGGCGAAGCAAACGCCTGCAAGGCATATACAGCTGTATTACCTATGTAAACAGTTGGCTGCCTCTTGTAGTTGAACTCAGGCACTGGGTAACGCGGTTTAATGGTTTTTTGATTTGAACCTTGCTTATACGTTGACCAAGGCTCAGTCTTTTCATCCTTTGCCTGCGGTCTTTGCGTAGACGCTTTCCAGCTAGACGCAAAAAACCCTGTATCCACTGGGCTTATGTCAGAAGACAACCCTTCAACAGCAAGCCCAATTAAAGCATTGAAATCTCTGTTGAGCTGCTGCTCAAGGTCAGTCACAATTTGTCCAATGCCGCGCTTTGCCATCAGAACAGCACCTCAAGAATATACAAATA